TTCAAACGGGACAATTACTATAGACAGGACCACGGCACCGCCCAACAGATACAGGACCGCAAGAAAAACCTCCACGAACCCCTAGATATCGACTGTCTATATTCTATATCCTCCAAAGATAACACGGCAACGGACGCCCACATTCGTGAAATAATGGAACTCATTGACAAAAAGCTCCCCTCAAACCTACGCCGCGACTATCTCAAACTCCGCAACAACTCTCCTTTGCCAAAAAGCCGTAAGGCTTATGTGATTCAGGTCATTGAAGACATTATTAATGGAGAATACAATGAAGAAGGGTAGATTTTCAAACGAAGAGATGGAATTTATCGAGGCGAATGCCGAGGTTCTTTCTCCCGACCAGATGGCAGTGGAGCTAGATCGTGACCCAGCATCAGTTCGCGACTGGATCAAGAAGAATATTGGGTTTTCTCCTAAGCAGAAGAAGGAGGCTGCTGTAGCAAATGAGTTAAAGTCGAAGCCATACTTTAAGGAGCTGTCCAATCAGTTTACTGTGGAAGAATTGGAGATGTTTCAATTCCATTTTAAGAAGATGTGGAGTCAATTTAGGGACGATGTTTTCCATACGGAGGAAATGCAAATAGTAGACACGATCAAATTAGAGGTGTTGATGAACAGAATCTTGCGGGCACAACACGAAAACCAGGAACAAATTAGAAACATAGGGCGGGTTCTCCAAAATGAGAAGCAACTTCCCAGAAATGAGAGAGATACGGAACTAATTATCAATTTGGAGCGTCAGGTTGCGGTGATTCGGGCATCACAGGAGACATTGTCCAAGGATTACAAGGACCTACAGGCCCGTAAGGCGACGATGCTGAAGGACTTGAAGGGTACGCGAGAGCAGCGTGTTAAGGCGATTGAAGATTCCAAGCTCACATTCGCATCGTTGGTCAAAAAAATCGCAACTGATTATCAATTTCGCTCCAAGATCGGTGTTGATATGGAAAAAATGCGGTTGGCGATGGAAAACGAGAAAGAACGTCTTTCAGAATATGCTAATTATGAAGATGGTCGGGTTGATCAGCCCTTTTTAACACCAGACACCAAAAAGGAATAATTATGTTTTTTGAATGGTTAATAGTTTGGTTTTTTGTAATGGCGATTTTAGAATATGCGATTCATAGATGGGCGATGCATAAGTCTGTGCAGTGGTTACCTTCTTGGATTTTCACTGAACACGCTGTGGAGCATCATGGTAAAAAAAGAAACGATATAAATATAGATTTACTTTTACATAATCATATTATAGTGGGCAGTCCCCTACTTATCTGGGCTTATTCTATCGGTTATGAATGTTTTGCTGCTTTGATGTGTGTTTTTATGTTTCATTCATATACTTGGACTAAATTACATAGGGCGATTCATGGGCTAGAAACAAATTGGTTGATGAGAACAAAATATTATAAAATGGCAAAGCATCACCACGAATTACATCACAGCAGACCATCGAAAAATTTTGGTGTTGTGTTTCTCTTTACAGACAATTTTTTTAGGACTAAAATAAGATGAGGGCAATTATTTTTGGGATCACGGGACAAGATGGAAGTCATTTGGCGGATTTATTGCTTGACAAGGGCTATTCTGTTATTGGAGTAGCGAGAAGATGTAGTGTTAATACGACAGAAAGAATTAAACATTTAGAAAAAAATACTAATTTTGAGCTGATTGAGGGAGATATTACGGATACCCATAATGTAATGGGGATTTTAAAGGAATATAACGGTGTGGATGAGATCTATAACCTTGCTGCACAGTCACATGTAGCCACTTCTTTTAAGCAGCCAGGCTTAACGTGGGATATTACGGGCAAAGGGTGCTTAAATATTCTACAGAGCATGGTGGATTTGGGCCTTTCTGCTAAATTTTACCAAGCGAGTTCATCCGAGATGTTTGGTGCGAACTATGATATGTTTGGGGAATTGAAATTTCAGCGTGAAGATACCAAATTTTTACCACAATCTCCATACGCTATTGCAAAATGTGCCGCTCACTATATGACGAGACTGTTTAGGGAGGCTTATGGGGTTCATGCCAGTTCTGGAATCCTATTTAATCATGAGGGTCCAAGACGGGGCGATACTTTTGTCACACGCAAAATAACGAAGTGGATAGGGGGATATACAAATTGGCGTAAAAAATATTCAGAATATCCAGTTAAGCCTCATGTCGATGGAGATGTTATTGCTATTGAGGGTTGGGATTCGGATGACATCAAATCCATATTTCCTAAGTTACGCCTTGGTAATTTAGATGCTTCAAGGGATTGGGGCTATGCTGGAGACTATGTTGAAGCCATGTGGTCGATGTTACAACAAGAGAAGCCAGATGATTATGTGATTTGTACTGGAGAAACGCACACAATTAGAGAGTTTTTAGATGTTGCATTTTCTCATATCAATATTTCTGATTGGACTAACTTTGTGGTGATAGATCCAGAGTTTTATAGGCCAGCAGAAGTAGATTTTCTAAAGGGCGATGCTACTAAAGCAAATACTGTGTTAAATTGGAGACCTCAAACTTCATTCAGCGAATTAGTCAAGCTGATGGTAGATAGTGACATCGAAAATGAAAAGAAACTACGATGACCCAGAATACAAGAGATTTAGGATGGATGTACTCAAGAGGGACAAAAGAACCTGCAAAATGTGTAAAAAGAAGGGTAGGAAAGCAAGATTACAAGTTCATCATATTATGAAATGGGCCAGTGCCTCATCTTTACGGTATGATGTGAGTAACGGTATTACTTTATGTAGTAAATGCCATAAATCCATTACGGGTAAGGAAAATCATTATATTTCTTATCTTTTAAATTTAATCAATCAGGGAGATACCAATGACTGACGAAAAAAAACCATTTAGTTTTGCCCCAAGCGTAGATCCAGAACCTGAGCCGGTTAGCACGGCAACAATTGAAGATATTGATTCAATTACCAAGGGTCAAACGATTACTATTACAAATATTCTTGATGATAATGTTTATATAGACTTAATGCGTAAGCATAGCGAAGAAAGAGCTGCGGGAACCTTAGAAATAACTTATTCTCGTACAGATGAGCGTGACAATCATGAAAAATGGGCTGAAGGCGGTACACTTACTGTGACTAGAAAGTAATTATGCAATCATATAGAGTTATTAAGGACACTAGAGAAAAAGACGGATGGACATTCACAGAGTATGATAAGTGTGGCGGGTATGGATATGGGCACACTGCATACAGGTGATTATACTCTAAAAGGTTTTGAAGATGTTGTATGTATTGAAAGAAAAGCATCTACAGCGGAAATTGCTATGAACTTGGGTCGTAAGAAGATTCCGTTCTTAGCCGAAATGGACAGGATGAAAGATTATGAGTTTTCTTTTTTGATTTGCGAATTTAATATGGGGGACATAATCAAATACCCAAAAGGATCAAAGGTTCCAGCAAAATTAAGGCCACATATAAAGGTTACTGGTAAATATCTATTAAAGTGCTTAATTGAGTTTCAGTTATGGTATGATACGAAAATCATATTTTGCGGCAATAAGGACAATGCGTTTTTAACCTGTAATAGTATTTTTAAACGGCTGAATGAACTTTTTCACAAGAGGGACAGTCATCATGAGAATGAAGAAATTGCCTTCTAAGGCTTATGTGTTGGGATATGAATATGTTATCGAGGAAATGTCGGAAAAACTACACAAGGAAAGGGAAGCTTATGGTGATTGTTGTAACGAGAAAAAGCTGATCAGAGTTTATTGTGGTACAGCATTGTCCGTTATAAGAGATACATTACTACATGAAATTTTACATGCGGTATGGAACTTGTCGTATTTGCAGAATAGTGAAGAAGAAGAAAAAGCTGTTTCGCGACTATCTACAGGATTAATTGGGTTTTTTGACGACCCAAGAAATGTTAAAGTCAAAAGCTTTCTAATGGACCCATCGAATGATAGACCAGCAACAAAAACTAAATGATGCATGGTTAGGGATTGAAGTAGACGAAAATAATCTCTTCAATCCTATGGACTTTGTATTTGATGATGAGGATAAGGATAAATTACTGGAACGTATTGCATGGCTGATGATGCGGCCAGAGTATTTCTCATTTGCCTGTAAGTATATCTTAAATATAGAATTATCCCCATTTCAAGCTCTGATTCTTTATGAAATATGGAATAGGAAGTTTCCCATGTTGATTGGTAGTCGAGGTATGGGGAAATCCTTTTTGCTCTCAGTGTATCCCCTGCTGAGAGCCTTGTTTATGCCCAGACGAAAAATTATCGTTGTAGGTGCCGCCTTTAGGCAGTCTAAAGTCCTGTTTGAGTACATGGACACAATTTGGAAGAATGCCCCGATTCTTAGAGATTTATGCGGCGGTAATAGTGGGCCAAGAAGAGATGTTGATAGGTGCGTGATGCATATTGGTCAAAGCACCATTACATGCCTACCTCTTGGTGATGGCAGTAAGATCCGTGGTCAACGTGCTAATGACATTATTGCTGATGAATTTGCTTCTATTCCTCGTGACATCTTTGAAAATGTTGTGGCTGGTTTTGCTGCTGTAGCCGCCTCTCCTATTGAGAAGGTAAAACAAAGAGCTAAGAATAAAAAAGCTAAAGAGTTGGGTGTTGGCGTTGAACAGAATGACGAAGAAATGATGCAAAAATCCAATCAGATTATTTTATCTGGAACGGCTTATTATGATTTTAATCATTTCGCAGATTACTGGAAAAGATATTGTAGTATCGTGAAAAGTGGTGGTGACAAGTTTAAACTACAGGAAGTGTTTAATGGAGAAGTTCCTGAAGACTTTGATTGGACTGAATATTCTGTGATTAGAATGCCTGTTAGCACTTTACCAGATGGGTTTATGGATGAGGGCCAGGTAGCAAGAGCAAAAGCCACGGTTCATGCTGGAATCTATAATATGGAGTATGGGGCCTGTTTCACCACAGACAGCCAAGGATTCTTTAAGAGGAGTTTACTCGAATCGTGTATTGCATCGCCTGACAAGCCAATCTCGCTGCCCTCTGGCGAAGTTACGTTTGAAGCACAACTTAAAGGATCGCCTGATAAAAGATATATCTTTGGCGTGGACCCAGCATCTGAAGTAGACAACTTTAGTATTGTGGTTCTTGAAGTACACAAAGATCACAGAAGAATTGTGTATTGCTGGACGACAAATCGTCAACAACACAAAGATAAGCTAAAGTCCAAGCTGGTAGACGAGGATGACTTCTATTCTTACTGTGCTAAAAAAATTAGACAATTAATGAAAGTGTTCCCTTGTATAGAGATTGCTTTAGACGCTCAGGGGGGTGGTATAGCTATTATGGAAGCTTTACACGATAAAGACAAGATAGGAGAGAGCGAAGTCGCTATATGGCCCACTATAGACGAAAAGGAGAAGGATACTGATGATAAGTCTGGGTTACATATACTTAAGCTTTGTCAATTTGCTAGAGCTGATTGGTTAGCTGAAGCTAATCATGGTTTAAGAAAAGACTTTGAAGATAAAATTATACTTTTACCATTTTTCGACTCTGCTAGCATTGGATTATCTATTGAAGAAGATAAAGCCGCTGGTAGGAAATATGATACACTAGAAGACTGCGTTATGGAAATCGAAGAATTAAAAGATGAATTATCTATGATTGTCATGACACAAACATCAACTGGTCGTGAGCGATGGGATACCCCAGAAGTAAAAGTTGCAGCGGGTAAAAAAAACAGATTAAGAAAAGACCGTTACTCATCTTTGATTATGGCAAATATGTCCGCCAGAGCTTTATTAATTGAAAAAGAAATCATAGAGTATGGTGCTATTGGTGGTTTTGCTGTTTCAGAAGGTGAAAGAAAACCAAATGACGACAAGATGTTTTATGGTCCATCCTGGTTTACTGAAAAAATGCAAAATATTTATTGATTGTGTATAATAGTATTAACAGTCAATTATCAATACTATTACCCTGGAGAACAATATAAATGTCTGATGCCTTATATAAAACATGGGATAGTGATTCGCAGAAAGAGCAAGCATATGCGGCCACTTCAGATAATGTAGAAGCCTATGACGGCATACAAAAGGCTGTTGCTTATGGTCGCAGAACTAGTTATATCGACATTGAACCCAATCGTTCGGTAAGAACTGGATTTCTTCGAGAAGACTATGATAATTTTCGTCCTGGGGAGTCGGTATCTAATTATCAAAAACGCATTATGAAGATGTGTATGCAGGCTTACGATAAAGTTGGAATCGTAAGAAATGTTATTGATTTGATGAGTGATTTTGCTGCACAAGGTTTAACCATTGTACACCCAAACAAAAATGTTGAGAAGTTTTATCGTAAATGGTTCTTACAGGTTAATGGTACTGATAGGTCTGAAAGGTTTTTGAATTATCTGTATCGTTGTGGCAATGTTGTAGTAAAGAGAAGAAACGCTAAATTAAACCCTCAGAAAGAAAAAGAGTTACGAAGAACTGCTGGACAGGATATTGTAATCCAAAACATTAAAGTAAATAAAAGAGAAGTCCCTTGGACTTATGATTTCTTAAATCCTTTAGCGGTAGATATTCAAGATTATGGTAGTCAAGTT